CCCAGCCGCTGCCGCTGATTGAAAAGGACTATCACTCAACATTGCTCTATATGCATCTAAATTAACACCTAAGTTTTGTGGATTAATTTGTTGCTGATCGTCTTTTGCTCCTGCCATAGCTATAAAAGGGAGAGTTAATTCTGCTGCTCTTAATATATTTTCTGGAGCAAATAAACCTGTGCCAGAAGTTGCAGCATTTATTACTCTGTCTACAACACTTGGATTTGTCGTATCTATGAGTTCACCAGCACCACCTTTATTACCTGTGCTGTAAACACTTGTTTTGGGACGAGCAGATTCAAAAGTTGACTTTGCACCTTCTACAAATCCTGGACCGTCTTGACCCATGCCTCTAAACCCACCGAGTAAAGCTTGAATGCCTATATTACGTGCAACGTTTTCTGGTTTGTCTCCAGCAAGTAAACCTATACCACCTTGTAGTAAAGCGGGATTGCTGAGAATAGTTTTTGCTAAACCTGACCCCATCCCAGTAACAAAACTTGAACCAGGTATTAAAGCACCAATACCTAATTGCACTAAAGGATTCTTTAATGCTTTCTTTGCTGCTTTGAATAGGTTCTTTAACATCTTTACTCCGGTAGTGTATGTGCTCCTGCAAATACATTAGGAGCTGTTACGTGAACATCTCTTCTAATATCTGCTTCGGTTGTTTCTGTTTCAGGATTGTCAATGTCAGCCTGACACTCCTCGTGAGAATTATATTCTTGACCTGTTTTAGTATTGGTAATAGTGGTTTCTACTTTAGCACTATAAACAGGGACTTTTTCCCCATCAATCTCGTCATAACGTAAGATTTTAGGTTCATCTACAATTTTCGCCATACTATAGTTTTATAGGCGAAAACATAGGAAATCAATCATAATTATCTTCTTTAGTGACTAAAACAGCCCTCATTAAAGAAGATAATCTTATCGGAGCCAATGCTCTGTGAGGCATTCCTCCGTTGAATAAAAAAGTTTTACCAAATTCAGGAACAACTCCTCCTACGACAACTTTACAGTCTTGACTATAGCATAGGATTTCACCGCCCCAGCTTTTTTTCCACTCTGAATTTAAGAAAGTTATGGTGGTTAAAATATCTTTACCCTCTGTGGTATCTCTATGAATGATACCATCATAACCTGACGGATAAATTAATATTTTAGAATCTTTCTCGCAAAACTTTAAATTTTGATCAATATAAATTTTGTTACAGGTTTCTTTAAGATAGTCATAATGTTTAAAATCCTTTAAGTAAGGAAAGTTTACGGCAAAAGATTCATGGTTTTTGCCAATAACGCTGTCAATTTTACTATTGGAATAGTTTAATGCCCAAGGTAATGCTTGTTTAAATATAGCACTTTCAAGATCAAAAAGAACTTGCTTATCGAATATTTCTTCAAGTCTCACTGTTGTGCTTTAATTTCTAAAACAGTTACTTCAACCATAGCTCTTGAACTAGCGTTTGCTTGTAATTTCATAGCATCTCCTTCTTGATAAACAATTGAGGTCGAAATAGTATTTGTGTCTGAGGCTGATACGTCTACTTGAAAAACTTGTAAATCATTACTTCCATCATTGTGATCGATATTGACAGTTACTGCTGCCGATCCATCATAATTGTGTGTATTTATTGTCTTTACAATAAATGTAGATACTGGAGTGGGAGGTGTTGCAGCAACATTAGCTGTAGGCACAGTAAAGATTGTGGTTAAATCAGTTGTTGTTAAGTTTGCTATAAATCTTCTGAATACGTCTGCCATTAACTAAAAAACCACGATCTTCTTGTGGACTCCTCTTGTGTATCTTGAGTATATTGTGTATTCAATTGTTGAATCATTTCCTCCAATTGTCTAATCAATTCAGCGGATTGTTGAGCGTCATACTCAGATCTTGGATCAGGAAATCTTTGTAATATTAATTTTGCCATCGAAAAAAATATACAGTATTGTATCTCCAATTTCCATTTGAATATTTATTATGATCTTCAATATACCCGCCATGAGGGATTGATCCGTCAAATATAACACATCGATTAAAAACGGAAGGTATTATTTGCATATTTTCTTTTATAGGAGAAATGTCATATCTTATATCAATATGTTCTGACTGTATGTTTTGTGGAATCTTAGGATAGAGAGCTGTTCCTCCAGAATTAATTTTATCAAGGTAAACTAATATATTAAAGGTGGGGTCTTGATGAGGCCAAAATTGTATGTTTTTCGTATTAGGTTTGTTTATCCAAGTAAAAATGTTGGTAGATATTTCAGGACAATATAATTTGGGATCGAGACCTAAACTTTTTTTTAACCAATCAACGGTCTTGTTTTCATTAAGAAATCCGTGATCATTTAAAGGAATGTAAATTCTACAGTCATAATAGTCTTTGAAATTATGTCCCTTTGCATCAAGTTTCCAATTAATAAACCACGACTGTTCAAACATTTTGTGTATTTCATCAGGTCTTTTATAAAAATTATCAATGTATAGATATTTAAAGAGACCTATTGATTCTTCTTTAATTTGCAAATTATCGTTTATTTCAAATAAGGTATGATGAGTATAAGGAACAGTCATATTTATTTTTCGTAAAGTTCATCTCCATAAACTAAAACATCTAAACTAGATGATCTAAATAAAACAAAAGCATCGTCAAAATCTGAAGCTAATGGCTTGCCATTAATATTTAAGCTTGTATTAAGCAAAGTCTTACATTGAGTAATTTGAAAAAATTGTTTTAATAAACTTTCAAAAATAAAGTTATTATTAACTGTATTATGTCTACAAGTGTTATCAACATGTGTAATTGACGGATATTTATTTTTATCTATGTAATTGGTATACAACATATAATCACTTTTACTAAAATTATCATCTATAGTAGAACAGCCGAAGGGCCTAAAATACTCTCTTTGTTTAATGTCATTTACTCTTTTTTTCATTTCGTAATCTCTGGGATCAGCCAGTATTGATCTATTACCTAACGCTCTTGGACCTATTTCTCCATGTCCTTGATACCAACCTACTATTTTTTGTTTTTTCAATAAATTTGAAACCTTATCGATCAACTTATTTGATGGGTGATTATTTGGACTACTGTCGCTTTGACAATATGGAAAATTATCAATCTTAAAATGTGAAAGATTATGTTTAATTCTTAAATACTCTAATGCTCCTAGACTTAAACCTTCATCCCCAGTGTGAGGAGGTATTATTACGTTTTTAAATATTTTCTTAATTTCTGTATTCCAACAAACATTTAAGGCAACTCCTCCTGTATAACAGAAAACTTCGTCTTTGCTAAAATGCTTACTTAAAAAATCTATTAGTAAGTTACTAATATATAAATGTATGGTTCTTAACCAATCTAATTTCTTATCAGGTTTATCTGAATAATAGTTAACATCAAAAATATTTTTTATATTGTAAAAATCAAATTTTTTTAGGAAGTCTAAGAACTCTTGATCCAAGTTTCCAAAACTTTGAAGCCCCATTACTTTACCAGGCATGTCATAAATTTTATTAACTTTTAAATCGAACCAGTGTCCCGCTTGACAATATTCGTTGCCAATAGAGCCAATACAAGCTAAAGAACCTTTTTCTTGTATTTTTTTATTTTTAAATACGGTCCATACTTGATCAAAGTCACCCCATCCATCTATGGAAAAACCATTTAATTTATGTGGATCTTTAATAAGAGGCCAACAACTAAGATGATGAGCATAGTGATGATTAACTCTTGTTACTCTACATGTAGAAAAATCTTTTAATTCTATTGCAGGAAAGAAACCATCATCTCGAGTATGTAACCCATATTGCCAAGGATCAAATACAATAGCTATCTCATCCAAGTCTTTTTCTAGTATACCCCATTGCTCATAAATAATATTTTTCCACAAGTTAAGGTCTTTAATACCATGTTGTTTGTCTTTAAATTTTCTTTCAGTTTTTAAATAATGAACCTTATTACCATCATAATAAGAAATATTACTATCATGATCACATATTCTTAAACCTAAAAGCTTCATTAAAATACTTCTAAGTTCGCAGACAAAATTATTCTTTCACTATCTTGATTTAATTCAACTTGATGAGGAAAATAAGAGGGAAACATCACGAGCAAATCTTTTTTAGGTACAATTTGCTTCTTTATTTCAGGTACATAGGGATAACCAGGAATGTGCATAATTGTTTTTGCTGAGGTAGGACTAGCCTGTACATAGTATATTAAACTCCAATCTTTTTGTTGCACTCCATGAACATGTATTGGATGATAAGAATTTGTCTCATACGCTTGAAACCATGATTCTTTTAGAATTACTTTTTCTTTTTTCAAAACATTTTTTACAAAAAGATTTACGTGATTGTAAATATGATTCTTAAAATCTTCTAATTCCTTTTCTTCTAAAACATTTTTATACTCATAATAGGTAGTTAACATTTCTTCTTTAATCATTTGATGATTTTTTAAATATTCTATTACCTTTGTATTATTGAATTTAAGTTCAATTTCATAAAAAGAAATATCAAATGCTCTTTTGTTAATAACTAAATTTTTATCTTCTGCCATCTGGCTGTACATCAAAACGTTGTGTGCCTAATCTCCATGCTGTGCCTGTTGTATTTGAAACAACGTTAACTGTAAACTCTCTTCCTCGACCACGTAAACTAACAAACTCAGTTGCATCGGTAAACGTTGCTGTTTTTATGACGCTTGTAGAGTTATTAGGATAATATTTAAATTCTAAATCCATATTTAAAGTTCCTGATTGATTCTGAATATCAGGAATTAATTTTTGCACAAAAAGAATATCATTACCCTCACCTATTTCAACAGATCCTGATTTAACAAAAGCAGTCATCGCAGCTCCGTCTGCATTGTTACCTACTTCATGTAAATACATTTGTGTAGCGCCCGCAGTTAAACCAGATATAGTTTCATTATTAGCTACTGTGTCTGCTAAATATTCAGAACCCACTGGGTTATCATAAACTTCTCTATCAATCCAAGATGTTCTATCGAGAGTTCCTATCCACCAAGTTTGTTCTAAGTAATTATAAGCTACGACAGCGTTAATTTGATTAGATCCTGTTCTATTATAAAACCAAAGTATTTCGTTAAACTCACCGTTATGTCCTGCAAAAGCGTTTTCAGATCCAGTAATATTTATATTATCAAAAACAAATTGCTCAACTGTGCAAGGTAATTTTTTTACTGTACCATCAAACAAGTAAAATGAATCTTGTGACATCCAATAACTGACACCGTTTAAATCGACTGCCGCATGACTTCCAATAATTCCACAGTTTTGACCTAATTGACGTAAACCAAAAGTAAAAGGAGGTCCAATAAATTGCATCGAATGCAAAGAGGTGTCTGTCCAAATTAGAATTTGACCTCTTGATCTTTCTGCTGCCATGATTCGTGATCCGTCAGCAACTCTTAAAGAACCAGCAGTATTTTCTGCGGTAGGCTGATAAGTGTTTATATCTTCTTGATCTGAAAATCTAATTAGTAAATCATCTTGAGAAGAAATATCTCCAATTGTGTTTTCTGTTCCCATAAAAAGTAAATGTCGATCTGGTGTTGAAACCAAGCTTAGTCTAGAAGCTGTTGGTGCATTAGTTATGGCTACCGCTCTTGTAGCGACACCTGATGAAGTATCCCATCTAAAAGCTCCACCATTTAAAACTGTTGCAATCAAGTCTTCGCCAAAATTATCTAAAGACCATTGTCTTGCTTCAAGTGTAACAGTAGAGGTAGTGCTTGGTGTACCCCATGTGCTTGAACCCCAGGTATCCGTTCCCCAACCATAAGCAGGAACTGAAAACTCTGGTCCAATATTTACTTGATAAACTGCATTACCAGAGCCACCTCCACCTGAAGTGGATCCTGAGGCGGCACTACTTGCAGTGACAACGTAAGCATTATTATTAGCAACAGAAGTTATTTCAAATTCTTTATTCATATCTAAGCCATCAATTGTCGAAAAGGAGTCAAATGTTACAAAATCACCAACCTGAGCCCCATGATTAGTATCAGTAACTACCACAGAAGTAGTAGCATTAGTGGTAAAAGGATCTGTAAGAGCCTGAGTTTCTCTTATAGGAGTAATATCATGGGCAGTGCCTTCTTCAATAATATATAGTTTTCTATCAGTTCCTATTGCGTCATATCTTGTACCATCTAAAGCCACCCAAGCGTGTTGGTCACGAGCGACACCTATCAAGGTGGTGGTAATAAATTTCTCCCACCCTTTGATCTTTTGTGGCAATCCTTGAAAAAAGCGAACATTATCACCGTCTGTCCACTTGCCTTCGCCTGTGTAGTCGGTCACTTCTTTATTGATTCCTGGTGCTGGTCTAAAATTAACTAATGGCATGAAGGTAATATACCTTATAAATACTATTTTTCTAGTGTTTCTGTTTGAAAGGCAATGGTCGTTTGAAGCAAAGAACTAATCATAATTTTATCCCATTCCATTTTTCAACTTTTTTGTAATTAAAGGCCAAACTAATTCTCATCTCATCATTTAAATTATGAGAAACTCTATGAGGTATAAAATCGTCAAAAATCAATATGTCTCCATATTCAGGTTTAATTGTTACTCTGTTTGATAAATTTAATTCTATATTAGAGTTATTTTTTGTGAGATAAATCACACCAGAGAAATAACTTTGTAAACTATCTTCATGTGTATGAAACTCTTGATAAAAGTTTTTTTCATATAGATTAACCCAAGATCCATTAATACATCCATCATAAAAATCATTTCGAGCATACATAAAATCATCTACCTTACTTATTGCGTAAAGTTTCAATTCATGTAGTTCTTTTAAATTTAATATGTTTGAAGTTGTATTATAAGAAGTTCTTATATCACAGTTCCATGTTTTGTCTGTGTAAGTATCTTTTGTTTTTTGTATAAATTCAGAAGCTTTATCAATTATTTCAAGATTAATTTTTCCATGATAATAATTTTGATTGGGATATGACTTCAACATTTATTAAAAATTATTTATGAGCAACCAATGTTCCTACATGTCCTTTAAATGCTCGATTACCAAAGTGAGTCAAAGGCATCGCTAAATCTGCCCAAATCTTTCCACCGCACTCTTGCCATAATCTTGAAAAATAATAGTCCTCTGACAAATATCTAATTTGTGATTTTCCATCTTTCGGAGTATCGTAAGGACCAACTGCAAATAAGTCGTAACAATTATCTGATTTATAAGGACCTCCATTAACAATTTGATCAGACTCATACTTCCTTTCAGGAAACTTTTTAAACATAGTTCTAAATACTTCTCTTTTAACTAACATCATACCTGTTGCTGCTTCATTGACTGGAAAAAAACCATCATGCCCTTTTAAATTAAGAGGATCATCAAAATTAACATTATAGCCTAAAGCTTTTGCTTCAAGTTCATCTTCTTGTGCATTTGGGTTTTGTTTTAATGTTTCTTTAATTTTGTCAAAATAAATGTGTTTTCTTGGATAAATACCACAAACAATGTCTTTGTCTGCACAAAGTAAACGCTCAATATTTTTCCAAGTAAAACCTATGTCAGCATCTATAAACAGTAAATGTGTTGCAACAAAGTCTTGTTGATCCATCATCATAGAAACAATGGTGTTACGGGCTCTAGTGATTAAGCTTTCATTACCCATTGTTTGAATTCTCATCCCTATTTTATTAGCTTGAGTCCAAGACTGTAGTTCTAGTAAACCGTGTAAAGTAGCCTCTGTGAGCATCCCACCATACATAGGCATACCTAAAAATATTCTAAAATTTTTGTCTTTAAGTTCTTCTGGTTTTATCATTGTTTCTCCTTATTAATTTAGTTGTGAAGCAACAAATTCCCAATTAATTAAGTTATTTATAAAAGCTTTCACATAGTCTTGTTTTTTATTTCTATAATCTAAAAAAAATGCGTGTTCCCAAAGATCACATCCCAAAATAGGTTTCATATCATCAATAAGTGGATTTGAAGCATTGTTAGTTTTTGTAATAAAAAGTTTGTTATTTTTAATTGATAGCCAAACCCATCCTGAACCATGATGAGTAATGGCTGATTGAAAAAAAGCATTTTTAAATTGATCAACGCTTCCAAAATCACTGATTAATCTTGTTTCTAATTCAGGTGGAATAGAGCCTCCTCCGTTAGGCTTCATACACTGCCAAAACAAAATATGATTCCAGTGATGTGATGCATTATTAAAAAATGGTTTTAATCTTTCCACCTTGCTTGATTTTATAATCATTGTTTCTAACGGTTCTTCTCTAGAAATATTTTCTAAATTCATAAACTTAATTAAATGATTTATGTTTGTAACATAAGATTGATGGCTTATTTGATGATGAAATTCTAATGTATCTTTTGATATATAGGGGGCTAAAGAATCGTAAGAATAAGATAAATCTGGAACAACATGAGTTGCGTATTTTTGATAAGGACTAGGATTTGGATCGAACACTTTCTGCTCCAAGACTTCCTCTTTCATCAAACTTTTTATCTTTATACGGACCTTCCTGATCTACATAATGAAGAAATACTGTGATATAATGATCATGAACACAAAACTCTCTCCAATGAACTTTTTCCAAACCTTTAAATATCACAGCATTATTAGGAACCATTGGAAATTTAAAATCAATCCTATATCTTTGATAAATTTCATCATCATTAAAATACTTATAATCAGAATTATCGTCTTGTTCTCCTACAAATAATTCATATGGTTTTTCGTAAGGGTCTGCTCCCAAACACAAAGCAACTGTATATTCACAAGCAGGTCTATCTGTATGAACTTTTAAATCTGAGCCTTTATCGTAAACTCTTAAATATGAGTAAGTTGGAAAGAGCTTCTTTTTAACATTATTTTCAACTACAGGGGTGCTTAAATCTAAAAGTGTTTCCATTAAAATATCAGAAAAAGAACCATTGATGCTACCTGTTTGAGTATCAAAAACATACCCTTTTTGATTAGAAAATTTCAATAAAGTATATTGATAGGCGATGTTTAGAACTTGTTTAGGAAGAAATTCTTTAATAAATAATGGTTCCATTAATATACCCACCCTATTAAAGCGTATCTTGTTCCAGCTGTAATCTTATTTACTTGATGAGGAAACATGAAATTAGAAGGAAAAATAACAGCATCTCCTTCGTTTTGAGGCAAAACATAGGTTCCACCTGGTATATCAAAAACAAATTCTCCACCAGTAAAATTATTATTTAAGCAAATAGATATTGATAAATGCCTCTCGGTGCAAGAAAATCCAAAATCTTGATGAAATTCGTATCCCGCATTAAAGGTATTACATTCATATTTTAAAATATCTAGTTGTGATATTTTTTTTATGGCAAGATTATGTTTTTTTGTATAATGCTCAACACATTCAAAGATTTTTTCTTGTGCTACATTTGAACATATTTTTTCGCCAAAAGTTTTAGTTTCAAAAAGACTTCTGGTTGTACAATTTCTAATGTTTTTATTAACACCACTTCCTGTAGTAGATGCGTCAGAAGAATTATTATCAAAATAAGAGATTATTTTTTTGCATACATTTGAAGGTATTATTTTCTTAACCTCTAAAATATATTCTTTCATTAACTGGAATAAGACACTAATAGGTAATGTTATGAGCTGTAAGATAATCTAATCTTGCTTGATCAGCTTCACTGTCTGCCCTAGGCTTCACTTGTTCTAAGGTAATATGATCTTTATCTACTTCATTTCCAATAAGTTCTTGAATTTGAGTATTAACAGACTGATCCCAAGTTGTTTTCCATTCATTATCAGCCTCAACTCTAATTACGACATTAGATGCCCATTGAGGAAGTGATGTAATAGATTCATTTTCTCTATTGTCTACAAACTCTATGTGGCCAGTGTTTGTGGTAACGTTCCACTGAAGTGCGTGAACATTAGCATCTATTTCAGTGTGACATCTAACATTATCGTAAAATGTTCCATCAATATAAACATCCGCTTCTGTATTTCCTGAACCATCTCTTGGACCATTATTAGGATTTTCTGAATTAACACCGGCATCAAAAATAATAGTAAATTTAGAATTTATTATTGTATTATTTAGTGTTGTTGCCATTTTTTTTACCTTTCTTTACTTTTACCTTATTATTGCTTAATTGTCTAATAGTTTCATCTTCTAATTTTTCATCACTTTCAGCAATTGCTTTTTGATGATCTCCAATTTTACCAAATAGACTGCTAATTTGTTTCATTTCTTTTCTTGTTTGAGGGTTAGACGCTAAAATATTATTCATAACGTTTTGACCCCTCACCATTTCGTTTCTAAAAGATTCAGTGGCTGAAGTTACTCCATTTAGTTTCGCAGAGTTTTCTACTAAAAGAAGAGGCAACCATGCTATAGAACATCCCCATTCTTGTACATCTAAACCAGTTTGTGGATGTTTTCCCTGAAGCATATTATACCAAACACATTGATGTTTAATGCACTTTTTCTGCAACAACGGACATTTTCCGTCAGGGTCAAATATTGGCATTAATCTTTTGCGGCAATAATTACGTTTGCGTATTTAACGTCTGCTGCTGGAATTGTAACATCAGTTGTAGCACTTGATAAAGAACCACTGAATGGGTGAGAGTGAGATCCACCTCCACCTGCTGACTCAATGTTTTTTCTACTAGGAGGATTATCATTAAAGGTTCCACCGAATCTACCACCTCCACCTCCACCTGTAACGAATGTTGGCTCTGATTGACCATTTGGAACGTTTGAATATGCATTAAATGTGTGCGTGTGAGAGGCTATTGTTGGTGTCGAAAGAGTCGTACCTCCCACTGTACCTGATACACTACCAGACACAGGTTGACCAGGGGCAGATTTATTTGTTGTTGCTAAAAACGATGAGAAGTAAGCTGTTGTACCGCCTGTGCCACCACCAGATCCAGTAACAACCGACATAACTGATTCATTTAAAGCAGTGGCTGTATCTTGTGTCCATCCTGTTGGTGCGGCTGCTTGATAAAAAACTTGTTTTGTTCCAGAAGGAAAAGGTTCTACGCCTGTTAAATTTGATCCATCACCTGTGTATGTGGTAGCAGAAACAGCTCCGTTTGATCTCAAAATAATATTTCCAGATCCACCAGTTAGATCTTGACCAGCGGTTACTGTACCACCAGCATCCAAAGTAACTGCACCTTCAAAAGTAGTAGCTCCTAATTTGTCAACTGCATTATACATTTTATAATTAGCAGAACCGTCATTATAGACATGTGAATAAGCGCCTTGTGCAATGACAATACCATTAGCAGTGTGTCCCGTTGCTGCTATGGTTAGAGTTTGTGAGCCTGTTGTATTATTAAAGAAAACATATTCACCTTCAACAGCTGGGACAAATACAACTATATCTCCGGTTAAAGCACCAGTTAGCTCAATAACTTTATTTGCTGCTTCTGCTGTTGCATCTGCATCGCCTGTTGTAAGAGTGATATTTGAAGAACCCGCTACAGATTTAGATAAATAACCTGCACCAAAAGCATCTAAAACGTCTAAATTATTATTAGTTCTTGTGCCCCATGTATTGGCATTGGCGCCAGTGGCCATCTTTTCCAGTTTGAAATTACTTGAGTATGTACTTGCCATGTTTAAACCTCTCTAAAATATATCCTTTTTTGTTATTCAAGCAACACTTTTTATGCTGCATTTACCTCGGTCCACGTATTACTTGCTCCCGTTACCACATTTGCCCATGGTGTAGAGAAAGGATTACCTGTCACAATTGTTAAGTCAAGACCTGTTACATTAACTAAAGCACCAGCTTCAACTGTTTCGGTGCCTGTAGCAAAACTCATTGCAACAGTAGAAACACTTACAATTACGCCAGTTCCTACCTCAACAGTTTCTGTCCCTGTAGCAAATGATGAAGATAAGCTACCAAGAGTTACTAAAGCATCTGCTTCTGCGACTGCGGTTCCAAGAGTAGCAGTCATTGTAACTGGCACAGGATCTATCTGTGTAAAGATATCAATGACAGGAGTTCCGATAGCAAAGTCTAATTGATCAGAAGGTGCTATGACAGCGACACTACCCTCACCTGATACCGTCGCTCCTGAAAGAGCAACACCAACTGAAAGACTGTCAAGAGTTTCAACTGCTGTTCCTGTTTGTGAGGTGGTCCCTAAAGCACCTGTTATTGCAAGACCTGTTGGTGAAACAATAACACCTGTACCAACTTCTTGAGTTGTGGTCCCAAGAGTTGTGGTCATAGTCACCCCTGTGACGCTAACCTCTTGTGTTATGTTTTCATTCCAAGCAAAAGATCCCCATGTAGATCTT